ATAATCGTTCCAGAGACAACCCAAGCTTTGCCAACAGCACCCACTACCCCGCCTGAACGACTTTATCGTTACCCAGTACTTAGCTGGGTAAGCGCTGGAGCATGGGCGGAAGCTCACGAGCCTTTTGAGCCTGGCGCCGCAGACGAATATGAGCTGACCGATTACAAGGCAAAGGGCCCTGCGTTCTGGCTTAGAGTCAGAGGAGACTCAATGACCGCAGCTGTTGGACAAAGCGTTCCGGAGGGCATGTTGATCCTGGTCGATACAGGCATCGAGCCAACCCCCGGAAAGCTGGTAATCGCGAAGCTTCCTGAAAGCAACGAAGCCACTTTCAAGAAACTGGTTGAAGACTCGGGACAGCATTTTCTCAAGGCTTTAAACCCTGCGTATCCAATGATTTCGTTAACCGAACAATGCCGCCTGATCGGCGTTGTGAGTCTCGCCAAAATGACGCTGTAATCGGAATCGCCCCTCCAAAAAAGCCTGCTTTTGCAGGTTTTTTCGTTCCGTACGTGCTCAAAAAGTTTACACATCGCGAAGCCAGATCCGACAACCTCTTGATCCCGAATGGATCCGATAATACTGTATATGCAAACAGTAGAAGGAGGTTTCCTTATGAGCAGTTGGACCCCGGAAGTATCTGAGCACGGTGGCTACGTCGCCCTAGCCCGCCGTATCCAGTCGATTATCAGCAGCCCGAAAGCACAAATAGACCATCAAGCCCTTATCGCTCCCGAGCCAGGTGAGGCGCGATCAAACTGGGATCGTCTCGTCAACGAGATAAAGGATGCTGAAGGTGTGTCTATCCACCAACGCGACGACGGTAGTTACCTTGTTGTGTGGTTTATCACGCCAGAGCAGTAAGTGCTGAAAAAAAAGAATTCAGATGACCAAATACATTTCGTATTGATCACCGCAAATACATATTGTATTGTTTGTCTCGTCGCCCTCTCACCACGGAGCACGAGCCATGCAAACGACAGAGCACAACAAGCGCTGCCAGGTGTACCTGCACCCGGCAGCCGCCACATCAAAAGCTTCGATTGAAGCCATCCAGCGCCGAACCGGCCTGCTGATCATCACCTCTCTCAAACAACGCCAGGCGCAGCTGAACCACGCCGACTCCTCGGCACCCTGGGGAGGTGATGCAGCATGAATCAGCTCCTGATTGGCCTTACCGGCCCTGCTCGCACCGGCAAAACCTCCACAGCCCACCACCTGAACCTCGAATATGGGTTCGAATGTTATGCATTCGCAGACCCATTGCGCGATGCGCTAATGGCGATCTTTCAGTTGTCGCCAGCAAACTTCGAAGGCAGCGCGAAGGAAGAGCCAATTGCGTGGCTTGGCCGCTCCCCACGGCAGCTGATGCAGCTGCTCGGCACCGAATGGGGTCGTCACATGATCAGCGCGAACTTGTGGATTGATCTGGCCGAGCAGCGCCTTGACGGCCTTGCGGACGCGTCCTGGCCTGCCCCTCACTTCGTGATCAGTGATGTTCGTTTTGAGAACGAAGCGGACTTCATCCGAAAGCGCGGCGGCGTGATCGTCCATCTGCAACGCTTCGATGCGCCGAAGGTGAACCCTCACGCCAGTGAGGCAGGCGTATCACTGCACAAGAACGACCTGGTGCTGGTGAACGACGGCGATTTGCCAAGCCTGCAACGTCAGATCAAAGAGCTGATTCAGACGCTGCAAGCCCGTAGCGCCAGAGCAGCAGCCTGAGCGCTCAGCCATGAACAGAACTCTCGACGAAACCGCTGCGGTGCTGGGGATCAAGCCTCGCGCTTTTAGGGCTCGCCTACGCGAACTGCGAATTTTGACCCCGGAAGGCGATCTCGCAAGCCAACACCGCGACCGTGGGTACCTGTTCTCGGACCCTCGCAGCCACTGGAATCCAAAGATCCAGCAGTACCGGCATTACGCAGTGGTGCTGGTAAAGGAACCGGGCGTCGAGTGGCTCGCCAAGCTGTTGAATATCACCATCAATCGTCAGCAGAAGGACTCAGCAGCATGAATCAAACAGCGATTACCCATGCTGTCGGCGCTTTGAAATTGGTGCCGATGTTTCTCAATCACCCAACTATCGTCAGCCGCGCCACGCTGATTGGCGCGACCACGGAAGCGCTCGAAATGCTGGAAGCCTTGCCGCCCGTTACAAGCGAGTTGGCAGAAGTATTTCGCTTGGTGGATTCGGTTGTACAAGACGGCCAGGTGGCATACGTGACACCGACTAATAGCCCGGAACGCCCTTACGGCGCCGTCGTGGCGGACATGGACGGCAGGCTGCTCGCAACGGCAACGGGCAAGACTGCGCGCGGGCTCGCTGAATTGATCCGCTTGCAGTTGCTGCCCCCAGCAGAGGGGTCGGGGGAGCAAGTAGCGTGACTGACACCCTGATCCAATTGCGCTCAGAGTTCGCAACACCCTGCCCAACACTGGCCGCAGTCCGCGAGCGGTATTTCTCGCATATCACCAGCGACCGTTACCTGCTGCGCAAGATCAGCGCAGGAGCGATTCAGCTCAAGGTCACGCGACTGGGAGGGCGGCAAGGCCAAACAGTTGTGTACCTGCACGACCTGGCTGACTACCTCGACATGCAGCGCAGCAGAGCAGCCTGAATTCTCACCACAGCAACAGAAGGCACAGCACATGAAAGCAACTAACACCGCCGAGTTTATCGGCGAACTCAACGCCGGTGTCTTCGCCGACCAGATCGGGCACGCCCTCTCTGAAGTCGCGGCAGGCGTAGTGGACAACAGCAAAGTCGGCACGGTGACCGTGACGTTCACCTTGAAACAGATTGCGAGCAGCCACCAGGTGGCAATCAATCACAAGCTTTCCTACAAGGTGCCGACCAAACGCGGCAGTCGCAGCGAAGACACTGCGCTGGATACGCCGATGTACGTAGGTGAAGGCGGACGGCTGACACTGTTTCCCGAAACACCCGCAGCCGATCAGCTGTTTGATCGGAAGGCAGCGCCGATTCACGCGAAGTCCTAATCCCTAAATTCCATTCCTCTCACCACAAGGAACACGATCCAATGGAAGCCAAGGCAATCCAGCTGATTCAGGACACCGCCGTCCTCGCTCATGCAAAGCAACTTGAAACCTTCACACCAGTTATTGTGCTGCCAGAAGGCGCGCGGGCACACAGCCTGGAGGCATATCAAGAGCATCGCAGCCGTTTCCGGGGCGCAATGACCACCAGCTCCCTGAGAGACTTTGCTGACTACACCCTCACCCATGCAGGGAGCGACACCGCTGGTTTCGTCAACAGCGACGAAATGTCGTGCGCCGTACTGTTCAACCTGGGCGATCAAGATCGCGCCGGGCACGGCGACTTCTACGCTCGATTGGTGCTGAAGAAAACCGGTGCATTCATTGCCCTTGAGAGTGCGGCGAGCCGTGCTCACTCCCAGAAAGAGCTCAGCGACTTCATTGAAGACTGGGCGCCGAATCTCGCGGCCATCACCCCCGACGGAACGGACATCGACCTGCGTCGAGCAGCTGGCGCAATTCGCTCTATCACCATCGAGCAGGCCCGCAAAAGCGAACACGTTGTCGGTGACATGAGCGCATCGCGCTCGGCCATGGACCAGATCGAAGCCAAATCAGCAGAAGGTCTGCCCGCCGAGCTGCTGTTCCGTGTCATCCCATACGAAGGACTCCAAGCTCAGACAATCCAACTGCGCCTGGCCGTGCTGACCGGCGGCGATAAACCGATGCTTCGCCTGCGCTGGATCGGCGAAGCGCAATTGCGCGAAGACCTGGCGCAAGAGTTCAAGCACGTCGTCGCGTCTGAAATCGGCGTCGCAGCGAAACTCACCATCGGCAGCTTTCAGCTAGGCAAGTAAACCGAGACAACCAAACCAGTCATAAGCCCACCGCCGGCCTCTCACCACCCGCTCACGGCGGTGGCATCAATACAGGACGCACAGCACATGCAACCTATGCACTTTTTGATTCTGGCAATCGTCGCTATTCTCGGGCTCAGCCTGTTTCGGATAACTATCAAAGCCCTCGCCAAGGACCGTCGCTTTCAGTTCGAGCAGGGCAGAGCCAGCGGCCGTATCGAAGCCCGATCAGAAAAACTGAGCGCGCACAACGCTCTACAACACCAAGATCTGCAGACCTTGGTTGACA